TCCAGTTCCCATAAGGTGCGGGTTATCGGTGACGCGCGACGCAATGAAAGTGCGCGACATGGGTGTGACCAACTCCCCGTTATGATCGAACGGTGTGCCGTCGGGCACTTCCACATCCACGCCGTCGATCATGGCAAACCAGCGTATCTCGCCTGGTTCAGCAGGAATCGGGTATTTCGGATCCAACCATGGGGCAAAGAAGTCAATAACCCAGCGGCCCTCAGCACTGGTTGGCGGGTTGAAAGTCAGTAGCGCCTGGCACTTTTGACCGGGGGTTGTCGTGCGCAGCCAACCAAGCAGGAAACGCACTTGTTGCTCCAGGAAGTTGGCGGCTTCGTCAAACACCAAAAAGTCATGGGGCCTGCCCTGGTAGCCTTTTTCGTCACCGGCATTAGGCAAGCTGGCAAATTCGATTTGCAGTGGCTTGCCGTCTTGTCGTTTGGTACGCCAAATTTTCTTTTGGCCGTTGTAGCCGTCCTTGTTGCCTATCAGCTCTTCCAGGCGGTCTTCAATGCCCGTCAGTTCGGTACCGACTCGGCGTAGCATCATCACCTTGCGGTGCTTGGTTATGGCCTTGCCGCAAGCCAAATCGGTTTTACCGCCGCCTGCCGCGCCCCCGTACCCAACAATGTCGGCTTCGGATTCGTAGGCTTCGGTTTGTGGCCCTGATAACGGTCGCCACAGCCTGTTATCCGAAAACAGCAACTTGTCCAGTTGGGCTTTTTCGCTGGGCGTCAGGTAGGTAAGCAGGGAAGGGTCAAACGAGATCGCTTGCATCGTCGTCGGCCTTGCGCTGTTGCGCGGCCGCCAGCAATGCCGCAATCTTCTCGGCGCGTTCCGTATCGGAAAGGTTTAGGGCTTCGCCATCGGGGCCGGTGAGGGCAAGCGTAGAGCTATCCCCGTAGCGTTTGGGGGCCAGCTTTGATAAAAGCCATTTGCGGGTGTCTACGCGCAGTTTGGAGCGTTGTACGTGCTCGCCGTTTACGCGGTAGCCTGGGTTGTCGGGGTCGTTGGTTTCCATCCAATCGTTGACGCCATCGTCGCTGATTTCCGTCAGGCTTTCGGCCATCACTTCAAGGCCGATATCTCGCGCACGTGCGTATTGGGCTGAAAAACCCTGTGTGTCCTCCACAACCCATAACGCAACCGTAGACCGGGCTGGTAGGTGATCGTCCCTGCAAATCGACCGCAGCGATTCGCCAGCGGCTAACCGCTCGCAAATCTCGCGCGCAATTTCAGGTGTGTAGGAAGAAGGGCGTCCAGGCTTTTTCATGCCTCAAGTTTCCCCCGCGCCACCGTCCGGTATGCGTACCCCCCGCCAAATCGTTGGCGTCTGCGCGCGCCGTCGGTACGTGCAAATGTCCTGAATGGTCGACTTACCGACGTCGAACTTTTCAGCCAATTGCGTGTACGACAAACCCTCTTCATGCAACTGCCTGATCAACTCCACTTCGTGGTCAGTCAACTTTGCCCGGTGGTGGTACTGACCCAGTCTGATGCCGTGCTCGTTAACGGCCACCGTCACTTTTTTCATATCAACCCCAACTTGCAAAAAATTGCACGTTAAACACGTAATTTTTTACTTGCGACGTTTGCGACGTTTCTAGGCCTTTTTTCAATAACTTTTATATCCGCGTACATGAGAAAGTCCTGTAAAAAAGCCCTAGAAACGTCGCAAACGTCGCAGACAAGAATAGTTCTCATTTTGGAACACGTAAAAAACAACAAATAAGTAAAAACATGCACGTTCACACCTCCAAACCGGCCCGGACCTGCAGGCCCCGAAACCCACGGCCTCTTAAACCGTGCGAATCCTTCACTGCAACAAACCCGCGAGACTGAAGCCGCCGCCCCAAACTTTTCGAACTTGGTATGAACCGCAACTCGCCCCGAGAGCGCGCAAAGAACTCCCAGCTATTCCACAAATCGGTATTGCTGGCGACTAAATCGGCCCCGACTTCGCAGCAGGTGTCTAACCATTCGGCCAACAAATCCATGTCCTGGCGATAGTCTTCCCGCGCCGCCTGAACCTTGGCCGGCGGGTTCAATCCTTCCACCTGGTACGCTAGCGCTCCCTCAACGCACCACCGTAAAATGCCAGCGGCCTCGGCTTGTAACTTCTCGGCCCGTTTAGGGTCTTTCTTAACCGTCTTGTCTTTGTCGAAATTGCGGGTGAAGGGTATGGGCAGCAGCCGACGCCAGATTGCGTAATCGTCGCCCTTAACGATGGGTTTGTGGTTAGTGGGCATGAACGTCACCCAGGAAGGCATCACCTCGACCGTGGCTTTGGAGTACAAACCCCGAGCCGGTATTGGATCGCCCCCAGTCACAGATTTAATCAAGCCCTCGCGCAGCTCACTGCCTTCCTCCGGTTCACCAACATAGACAAACCGCGCACCGCGCAAACGCAAGACATCCTCGCGCGCTGAGCCCGCGCTTGCGCCTGCAGCGCCCCCACTGACTAAGAACGTATCCGCATTGGCCGACTTGGCGTAATCACCCAACGCATGGCGAATGGCCCCCAGCACCGTCGATTTGCCGTTGGACCCCGAACCGTACGGTATGACCAGTACGTCTTCCCTCGGCTGGCCCAGGATCGAGTACCCGACCACGCGCTGGAAAAAGTCGACCATGTCCTGGTCGCCGTGGAATACATCAAGCACTGTTTGCTCAAAGAGCGGTGCGGCCGCTGCTTCGTCATATTCAACCGGCGTCACGCTTGTAATGCGGTGTTCAGGATCCGGCGCAAGCAATTTGCCCGTATCCAAATCAACGGCGCCGTTGCCCACCCCCAATAAATTAATGTGCTTGTCCAGCTCTTCAACTGGTGTGGCCACCGTCACGTCGCTGGACGCCAGGGCGACCATATTGCGCACCATGATCGCCCGTTGACTGATCGCGCAGAATTTAAAGAAGGCCACCCGCTCGTCGTCGTTCTCGATGGTTTTGGATTCGTCGGCCAGTGCCCGCACGGTTTCTTTGGCCCAGTGCTCAATCTCCCCGTTGGTTGCCCGCGCCCAGTGATTGCCCGCCCACTTGAACCAGGTGGCCAGCTCCGGCACAAACATCAAACCCTTGCCGTACCGGTCGATCATGCGTTCAGCATTGCCAAACTCAGTCATTTGCCGTTTGGTCTTGTTCAGCACAGGCACCTTGCGTCCGCCGGCCATGGCGGTGCGTACATCGGCTACCGGCAACAAGGTACCGGTCAAGTCTTTGAACTGTTGGCGTATGAGTCCGGCCAGTTCAGCCCGCAACGCCATATCGTTAGCCAGTTCGCCCACCTTTGGCGCGACGGTGTCAATCAGTTCAATCGAATCGACACACGCCGTAATCTTGGCTTTGGCCTGGTTCAAGGCATCGCGCTTTTTGTTTAACCGTTCAGCCCTTTCACGCTGGCGACGCAAGCCAAAGCCCAAATCTTCTTTGGCCGTGTCCATTTGGTCGCACAGCCACAATGCCGCTTCAAACGCACCAGCAATTTCAAAGGCATCGTCCAGCATGCGCGGCGCCCATTCCAGCACCACGTCAATCGGTGTGCGCTTACCTTCACGTTCGTCGCCCATATCGGCCACGCCAAAATCAACGATGCCTTCGGGCACGAGCGACAAGTCTTCTTCCAGGTCGCGCATTAAATCGACACTGGCCACGCGGTACCCGCCTTGGTATTCGCGCGCTGCAGGAAACAGAACCGGTACCCACGCGCCCAATTGCTCCAGCGCCGCCTGGTTAACCCGGCCAAAGAAATCATCGTCGGCAGGCGGTTCGTGATCTGGTTTTTCAATAGGGGAAAGCGACCCGGCACCCTTGGTTTTAGGCTTACGCGCCATGCCGTGCTCGTGCGCCATTTGTTCGAACATACGTACCGCTTCGGCCACCTGGTCTTCGGCCACCTCGGGCAATTCAGCCGCGCCAACGTGTTCTATGCCGCCGAATAAATCCACCCACTCGTAAGGTTGGCCGGTGTCAGGGTGCATATGGTAAGCCACGAACTGCTGGCCGTTGCCTAATACTTCCAACCGGTGGGCGGGGTCCCGGTCGCGCAGTCGACCGTCAGCGCTTTCCACCGCGCCCCCTGAATAATATTTATTGTCCGGCCCTTGAACCCAGTCAGGTGCAAACCAGGCACTGGTGGCTTTACCCCACCCCGCAGCTGCAGCCCGGTACAGTAATAAAACTTTGGGGGCGTTACCCACGCGTTCGCAGGTCGCCCCCAGGTTGTCATGACACCACGCTGCAAACTGGTTGGCCAACTCTTCGTTTGGTGTGTCCACGTCAATCGCGACAAGTGGTCTGGCCCCCTGGCCACATAAGACGCCTACACCGTAAGCACGATAGCGGGAAATATCTGATACGCCCAGGCGCGAGCTTTGCCAGTTGTCCAGGGCAGGGCGCTTGTGCCCGGGTTTGATAGGAATGATTAAATAGCCGTTGGCCAGCAGTTGGCGGCCTACCGTCTCGAAGTATCCACCCATATCAATTACCAAAATCGTTGGCGGCGTTTACGTCCAGAAGATCCACAAGGCGGGGATTAATTAGTTGCTTGCGGGGGATACCAAATAAATGTTCAATCTCTGCCGCCCGGGCCAGCGGCACCCAACCGCGGCGCAGCCATTTGCTCACCGCCTGCTGTGTTACGCCTAGGCTAGAGGCCAGATTACTTTGGTTGCCGGCAGCCGCAACGACTGCCTCCACCGGATTGGAACCGCTCATGCGACCACCTCATAAGTTGTTTATTTAACAACTAAATGATAGTGCAAATGATGTAAGTTGTACAACCTATATTGTAAAACTATTGGAAACATCATACTTGCGGGCGTAGCATTACAATCTTGCGGTTGTATGTTCTTTAAATAATTGGGAGCCACGAGTGGACGATCAATATAAACAATTCCCGGCTGCGCTCACTGCCGCACGCGAAGCCGCCGGGTTAACGCAAAAAGAGCTCGCGGACAGGGTAGGGAAAACACAGCAAGCGGTGGCCAAATGGGAAAACGGGGAGAGCAACCCCACGCGCCGTTCTATGGGTAAGCTCATTGCCGTGTTGCCGGAGCTGGAGAAATTGGGCTTACCAACGCTTCGGGAACAAAAAGATAGAGTAGGGGAAATATACGGCAACGACTTGGTAAGCGAGCCTGACACTAAACCTTACGGCCCTTTGCCCAGGGCCTTTTATTCAATGCTATTGAGAAGTTTAGAGGATCAACTGCCTGAAGACTTACAACAGTATTTGTCTAAATCCCGAGCGGATTTTGATTACCAATCACCCAACGCAGTCATAGAAATTTCAGCCCCGGTCGGCACACTGCACCCCTTCGCTTTGACTCAGCGGCTGTGGCGGTTGTCAACGGCTCGAATCAAAAACAATGACAAGCGAGGTTACTACTTGCTGCTGTTAAATTCCGAAACTAAAAACGACTACCGACAGCAAATGGTAGTGGCCCGGTATATCTCAGAAGCAAACATGCACGGTATAACGCTATTGGTAGTTAACGATGCAAAACAAGCGGTTGAAATGATAAAAGCGATTGAATCGGGGGTCGTACAAGAGGAATTAACAACTTTTGAAAATTTTTATGAAGACGGAGACCCGCATGAATAAAGACTTCGCAGCCTAATAGCCGCCTAGTGCGGCTATTTTTTCGCCTAATTTAACAACTTATGGGTTGATTTTTAAATTTCACTACTTCATAATTCAACTTAACAACTTTTAAGTTGATAATAAAACAACCGAAGGAGTGGGTTATGTCAGCCATCCCCGTAGTACCTGGTTTCATGTACCAGGTGAGGTTTCAAGGGCAATTGCACATCGTTTTCGCAACCAATCCAGTCGATGCCCTTTGCATCGTCCTTGA